CCACTTCTAGCCGCTCCTTACACCGAAATGCCCTTCGATGCCCGCTACCGAAATCTTCCCTCCGAGCTTCTGCTTCCGGCAGCCTCGGGCCTCCGAGCCATTGGAGAGCTGCCTAAGAATGAGCAGCGAACTTTCTTGCGATGTGCTCTCCTGCGGACGATGCAGTGGGCCTTGGAAGCCAAGGATGCTTCACCTAATCCAGAGGAATTGACGCGCAAGCTTGAAACCACAGTGCGCCTGTTCCGGAATGGGATGGATGAGTTGGTCGGGGCCGCGACCAAATCAGGCCTCAGAAAGTCTTCAATACTCGGCCAGCGCGTCCTTGTGGGCGGTGCTGCTCAGGACATCTTTTTCATGCCTCAAGTTCGGGACATGAAACAGCGAATAAACTTGGTCGTAACGTCGCCACCTTATCCGGGTGTACATATTCTGTACCATCGTTGGCAGGTCAAGAGTCGTCGTGAGACGCCAGCTCCATATTGGATTGCCAACAGGCAGGCCGGCGCGGGCGAGACGTTCTATACCATGGGTGGGCGGAGCGAAGTCGGCTTGAATCGCTATTTTCAAGACATTCGAAACGCTTTCGCCGCTATCCGCCCACTTCTGGCTCCCGACTCTTTGGTCGCTCAAATTGTTGCGTTCAGCGACGCGGAAGCTCATTTGCCGTTATTCCAGGCGTCGATGCGGCAGGCTGGGTACCGAGAAGCCGATCCGTTCGGCTCAGCTCAAGAGTTGACAAGGGATGTGCCCAATCGGCGCTGGTACGCGCGCGGCAAAGAGAACGACGCTGCGCGAGAGTTCGTTCTCTTCTTTCAGCCCGCAACCTCATAGATCGCTTAGGTCGGAATCCGTTTCCTCCTCAATATCATCCAAGGTAATGCCACCCAATACTTGAATCATCGGCAGTATCATAGGTGCAATAGCGTCGGTTGCATGAGCGACTAGTAGTTCCGCGTCAAGCGGTTCTTTGGATTCGGATGGTTCTGCCTCAACCTTACGAGACGACTTTGGCGGCTGAAAGGTCTGCTTGATTATCCCGAGGCTTACCAAGACGAGGCCGTAGATGAACTGAGCTTTGAGGGTTGCGCTCTCCTTCGGGTCCGTCTTCTCCGCCTGCTGAAGGTGAATGTTGGGACCCAAGATTCTTTTTCCTGTTAGCAGCATCCCATGCACGTCTTTTGTCTAAATCCTTATAGGGCATCTCAGACCGACTCTTCCACGATGCCCGTGATCCGCCCGGCTGCGTCGCGCTCGACGCGCTTGCGGCTGATAGGATTCGGCTCGCTGACGGCGCCGAGCATCAGCCCAACGAGCTCATCAGCCTTTGCGCCTTCATTGGCTTCGGCTGCCGTCGCGCCCTGCCAGAGGAGGGCATCGCGCTGCCGCTCGGCGTAGCGGCGTGCCACGTCCGGCTCGACGTAGCAACGGTCGCTGATCTCGCCACCTAACCCCTCGTAGAAAGTGTTTAGCCAGCCCTCCCAGCCGGCGCCATCGTTAGCGAACCGGGTAGCGGCTTTGCGCACTGCCTCTGATTCCTTGCGGACGATACCCTTCGCGAGGACGGCTGCATAACCACGAGTGCGAGGATCCGCCGATGCCGGGGTATTACTCATAGCGGCCGCGCGTCCAACCGTGCCTCGCGGCTGGGGCTCCAGGCCGGCCGGCCCCATGTTCATCGGCTGGAGGAACTCGTCCAACTCCTTCGGCCCGCGGTTGAGGTTCTCGCGCTTGCGCAGTTCGTTGCGGTTCATCCAGGGCGCGTTGCCGCCTGCGGCGGTCGCGTAGGCTTCGTAGCGGCTCTTGATGTCGCCGCGCAGCAAGCCCTCGATTACAAACTCACAGAAGAAGTCGCCGCCGAGGGCGCGGACAAGCTGCTTGTTTATCCTCGCTTCGAGGCGCACGAACCACGGCAGCATCGTAAACACGATGAAGCCCAACATTTGTTGCTCGACTCCGGACCCCCAGGTCGTGCCTTTCTCGCTGTCGAGGAAGACCAGCGGCACGCGGAACCAGCGGGCGATGTCCGCCACCTGCCATTGTTCCGAGCCGAGCATCTGGGCGTCCTCGTTAGACATGCTGACCTGCCGATACTTCATATCGTTTTCGAGGATGACCGTCTTGCCGGCGTTGGCGGCGCCGCTGTAAGTCTCCTCCCACTGCGCGCGCAACCGTTTTTGAAGCGCCTCGTCCGTGAACTTCCCCGGATATTCGAGCACAGCGGCCGGGCGGACACCATTACTGAAAGAGCTGGATGCATGGCGCTGCAAGGCAAGGCTGATCCCGAGGGAATCGCGCGCGTGCTCCAGCACCGATAGGCCCGTGACGCCGTTGCTGCTCAGTCCGGGCAGACGAAACATACGCTCGACGCCGACTACGCGCTCGATGCCGCTCTGTTCGTCCTGGACTTGGTAACGGATGCCGCCGCTAGACAGACGCTCGATCCGGACACGATCGGGATGGAGATACTTCATCCGGCTGATAGGCCCGCGAGGACCGCTGATCATTTCCGAGTAGGACGTGCCGCGCATGGCGGTATGGATCGTGTGGGTCTCCAGCCATTCGCCGGAGGTCTGCTCTTCATTCGGCTCATCACCGTGGAGGATGGGCCAGAGGGGATGCTGGGGCGCCTCTTCGCGGTCGCCGTTGGGCAAGCGGCGGTAGACCTTCAGGGGTGCGCTCAACACGGTCTCGCCCAGGACTCGCAGGCAGGCGAAGAAGGCGCTGATCCGTAGCGCGGTTTCGGCGCTCACGCGCATGCCGGCCGCGCTCATACCGCCGCGAGATGTATACCAGTAGTCCGATAAAGGACTTGCGTTAACCCAGCCGTTATCATCGCTACTGATCGCCTGGATCGAGGGGAGGAAACGGTCGATCAGTGCCGTCACTTGTTAGACCCTCTCACGATAAAGAGGGCCAGCAAGGATGGCCAAACGACGGCGCTAATGAGGAGAATCCCCAGCACGATGAAGGCGGTGTCCGCGTCCCATTTGCCTGCAACTCCTATCGCCAACAGGCCGAGGCCGGCCAGCGCAGCGAGCGTCCTGGCATCGAGCAAGCCAGCTATCGCCGTTATTATATGCCAATAGGTGCCTATACCTTTGAGCAATAGCAGCAGGCGGCGGGTGACAGCAGCGAAGCGGCTCATAGGACGTAGAATCCCCCACGCTGCTCCATGCCGGAGGGGCCTGCGTCCGCCTGCACCATCGCCCGCGCTACGGCAATTATCAGCGCCTCCAACCCAACGATAGACCCGCCACTATTCTCCCTGTCCGGCCGCTTCTCTCCATCCGCGTCTTGCCGGATCGCGATGTTGGACGCCATCCACCGTAACACCGGATGCCCGCCGTGCCTCAACTTCCGCGCCGTCAGCAGCCGCTCGACTTCCTTGGTCGCGGCACTCATGCCGGGGAACCCCCGGTTTATCGGCACCACCGTTAACCCATCACCCATGAGCTGGGTCATCAGTTGGGTCGTATTGTGCTGCCGGACGGCGACCTCGCGGATCTCAAATTGCTCATTCAGCGCGTTCAGCCGCGTCCGCAAGAGTTCGTAATCGACCACGTTGCCCTCGGTCTCTTCAATCCAACCGTCCGACGCCCAGCGGCCCAACGGCGTATTCGACTGCCGCGACTGCTCGCCGATGTTGTCGCCTGGGATAAAGAAGCTCGTCACCGCGTCGCCGCCGCCGCTCCCGTCCGGAAACCAGAGCGAGAGCGCGCTTAGGCCGTCCTCAGCGGTGACGAGACCTGCGTAACAGGCGCGCCCGGTCAATGATTCAGGGTCTGCCTTACCTTCATCCCACATCTCGGTACTGAGCCATCTTGTCGCTTGCTCAGTCCAGACATCGAGATGGAGCCGCAAGAAGGCGTTCTGATCGCCAGGGACGCCCTGCTGCCATTCCTCCTCCGGGTCGGTCGCGAGATGGCCGAAGGCTTTTCTGCACTTGCGCTCAAGGTCGTCGATCTTGACGGAGATCCCGTAATTGGGGTTGGCCTTCGCCCACGTCCTCGGGTCCGTGTAGTCGTCGCCTTCGTCGATGGTCGCCATGTACGCGAAGAAGGTTTCGTCGTCGATGATCTGGCCGAGGACCTGCTCGGCGTAGTGGTGTTGCTCGTAGCAGACGGAGGAGCGGTCGCTGCCGGCGGTAGTTACGATGAAGCCGAGAGGCTGGCGCCGGGCGCCGGTCGCTGTCTGTAGCACGTCCCACATAGCCCTCGTCTTGTGGGCGTGCAGCTCGTCGATGAGACGGCCGTGGATATTGAGGCCGTCCATGCTGTCGGCATCGGCGCCAAGCGGCTCAAACTTCGAGGCCGTGTGCGTGTCGCTCAGGTTGCCGACGAGTACACGTATGCGACGGCGGATGTTGGGCGAGGCAAGGACCATCTGCTTCGCCTCGCCCCAGATGATCTTCGCCTGGTCGCGCTTCGTCGCCGCTGCGTAGACCTCAGCGGCGGGCTCCTCATCGAAGAAAGCGAGAAGGATGCCGATGCCGGCGGCCATCGTTGACTTGCCGTTCTTGCGCGGGACCTCTGTGTATGACTCTCGGAAACGGCGCGTGTCGTTGTCCCGTCGCTTCCAGCCGAAGAGGCTGCCCACGATGAAGCACTGCCAGGGCGCAAGCTTGAGCGCCTGCCCCGCCCACTCGCCCTTCGAATGCTTGAGCAGCTCGCGAAAGAAGTTGATCGCCCATTCAGCCGTCGCGTCGTCGAAGTAGTATAGCCAGCCTGCTTCCGCGCGCTCGAGGTCGCGCATGTGGCGCTCGCAGGCCAGGCGCACCCACTTGCAAGCGATGGATTCGCCCGAAATGACAGCGTGGGCGTAGGAACTAACGGGAGAGAGCGCCGGCGCCGAAGTCGTCATGCGCGCTTCCCAGGCTTCTTAGCCAGGAACGACTCAGCCGGGTCTTCCGGCGCTTCCGCATCCACGACTCCAAGGCGCGCCCGCGCGGTAGCGGTCACGCCGAACTCGGCCCACAACTGCCGTAGCGCGTTCAAGCCCTGAGTGAACTGACCGACCTGCGGACGCGCGACTGCTCCGTTCGCTCGCGACTTCTGTGTCAAACCGCGTGATTGCCGGCCGGCGCGCCTGACAACCGAGTGCAGCTGACACGACAGGGCGAATAGCGGGTAGTCGAGTACGGTCAGCAAGCCGAGCCGCGAGAGCTCTGGCGCCAGCTGTTCCCACGCCTCGCGGCCGAACTCGTCGAGCCAGGCGGGCGCTTCGAGGCTCGTTAGTGGCGCCGGCTTCGGCTCGTTCTTGGGTAATGGCCGTCCACCC